TTCTGGTTCAATAAGTTCTCCCGAGAAAAACGATTCTGAGAGATCTTGAAGAACCTCAGTACAATCTTCTGCACTGAGGTCCATATAGATTTTACGTCCCTTGTATATAATATTATACCGAGTTTCGTCCATCAGATAATACGAGTCTTTTCGTGCCCAACGCGAATACGAGGATCGCACCAAATCTCAAAGCCTTGTTCTTTAGCATCAAGACAGAATGAAACGTCCTCACCACACATATCCTGAACGCTACCAGATTCAAAGACTTGCATCTTAGGAGCAAACCAAGGATATTCAAGATTCTCAAAGACACCCTTCTTAATCAGTACCCAACCAAAACCAGTGTAATCAACTGTGAAAGGCTTTCTGCGCTTTGAGATTGAATCAACGGTTTCATGATTCATCACACCACCATTCTTGCGGAAGTCATCTTCTTCTAACCAGTGTGCGACAGAGGTTGTGTGTCCATCTTCTGTAGCATACCAACCTGCGGTAATCTCACGTTCAGTGCCATCTTCACTCAGAGCAAGATCACAGAGTTGCCAGAACTTGTTTGAGTCAAAGACAATATCCGAGTCAATCCAGAGTTGATAATCATACTCAAGTTTCCCGTCCCAAGGAATTTGCTTTGGACCTCTGAGAACATTTGCACCAAGACACTTACAACGTGCAAAATTAACCATCGATGAGTAATCTTGTGAAATTTGAATACTCATTCCATTCTGTACAAGATCAAAGCAAAGCTGTACAAATGCTTTCAGAAAGATAAACGAACATCCTCTGCCAGGTAAGCAGAAGACAATCGATTTCCCTTTCATTCTTGCTTTGATTGCATCAATATCCCAATCTTCAGTTTTCTTTGGGGGTGCAACAGTTTTAACAGTAAATCCTTTTGCCATAAAGTTTAATAAACCTTCAATGTCAATTTTAACAGTCTATATATGCTTTTGTCAATATGAAGAGTGTAGCATTGCCTCTTTATTAATCAGCAACTCCTCATATGACAAATCTTCAATACTATAGTCAGTTTTCATAATACCAACCATATTATTGAGTGTTCTCCATGTTGTTTGAAATTCTTCTTCTTTCACTGAATGAAATAAACATCTATCCTTTGCATAGATGTGATAAATCTTTTCCATATAAAAAATATTTTTCCGGAAATTTTCTACGGGGGCGATAAAACACCTCTGCATTATATATACCCTTCCGGAAATTTTTTATTTGTGTGATATATCGTTCGCGTTTTGTCACCTCTGTAGGTTAGGGTAGTTTGGGTTTTTTATAACCGCAACGCCGCCCGCCACGATATAAACGAACCGCGCAAATACTGCCCATCCACGCATACACGAATAACGCACGAATAAGGGGGCAGAGTATAACGAACTGCCCCCACGGTTAGTATCAGAAAGCGATAGGATCTGCAGTGGGTTCGTTGATAGAAACCTCGGAAGATTCCTCTGCGATAATTACATCAAGAATCGACAGAATCTCGCTGCCAGTGTTACCTTGTGCCAGGAGAGAAAGCATCATCGACTTGGACATGTTCAGAAGAAAAGTGTAGGGAACTGTGTGGTGGGTAGTTTATAGTCTTGCCCAGGACTGTTTGTATCAGTTAAGAACCATACCTTCAGTGAACGGAACTGTTACACCGTTATCTGATACAAACCACTCGAAGTTTTTTTGATAAACACGGGCACCTTTTCCATGCTTACTCAGTATAGCATTGAAGCGAGACTTTGTGAGGGGTGTATAATACCCACAAGTGTACAATTCGACGAACGTATCACCAATGGTTGCAATATGATTGCCGTGCAGATATACATACGACGCATCACGTTCGGGAGAATAGAGAACAGAAGTGTTGCTATTCTTCCAATCCTGAGACTTAAGAATTGCGGTGTTCATCTGCTCTTCGATGATACGCATGACAGGAAAGTGTTGTGGGGTTTGTGTTGATGAATCCCTCACCAACAAGAGTAGAATACCAGATCTAAAGTGCTGTGCTCATTTATTGTGCCACCTCTACATCTGTCACATCGCTAATCTTATGAGCAAGAAGTTCAATGCGATTGTAGAAGGAAACCGTGAGAGCATAAAGTTTATCAAACATACCAGTACGGTTGTTGATAAACAGCACTGCACGTTGAGCATAAGCAATCAGTTGCTCTTTGCCACCAGACTGATACCATTGTGCTGCCTTGTTGTAGATAAACTGTGCAGCGCCAACAATGATACCAAGAACAGTGGCAGAAACTAACAGGAATTGAACAAACAGTTTCTGATAGTTTACCTTGGTAAATTGCACCAGGAGAGCATCAGCGGGGGGAAAACCGATGGTGTTGTTCATGGGAAGAATGTGTGGTGAGTTTGTAGAGTGTTTCTCAACCACATGAATACAATATCAGATTTTGATTCCTGTGCTCATTTATTGTGCCACTAATACTTGTGGCACATATTCTTTATAACAACTCACCATCTGTCAGGTGTACTTAAGTCTTCAACGTATGCTTCACACTTTTCCGCAGGTTCCAGTTTGAATAACTTTTCCCAGTCAATCTGGTGCGGATCAAAGTCAGGAAACGCAGAGATGTCCAGAGTGATTCTATAACGAACCTTCTGTGCTTGTTGATAGGCAACTGACATAAGTGTGCTCCGTTGGTGTTCTTGTGTAAGTCTAAGATACCTGGGAATTATTGTCAACGTCCTGGTGGATATTTATGAGGGTGCTGTGTATTTTTGTGAGGGGATTGTGGGGATTTTGTGACGCTGGGGGACTTGACATTTTGGCGGAGTGCTGATACAATGCACGCTAAGATAACGACTCCCAGACACATTTAATTGACTATAAGTATCGGCACCTGGACACATTTAATTGACTATAAGTATCACCCCCTCAGATACACTTAAAACAACACTTATTCTCAACAATACACCTAATTGATTCTCAATAAACTATACTTATTGAGAATGATTTAAAATACTCGTTTATATTTAAAAATACATTTTTAATTGATTTTAATACCTTTTTAACCTTATTCTACTCTTTTTCGCTATCATTTACCAGATTTAAGATTGCTTCTTTGACTCTTGCATCCTTCTGTTTGTTTGCTACATTTACGATACGATTTCTTCTCATTTCATCAGATGCTTTCTTTGCTTCTTCCAGTGTTACATAACAATCAACATATTTTGCTTTCTTATCACGATTGATTGTGCTAGAACGTAACACATACTTTTTCAATCTTTGATTGTAATGAACACCGCGAACTCCGTGCATGTTTTTCTTACTAAAAAGTTCATTCACTTCTTTATCAACGAACACACATTTGTCTGGTGAATAGACTTTATTACCTGGAAAAAGCATGTCCTTATCTAACTCTTTTCCTTCCCAATCTTGAGACATCATCCACATCTTAAAATTAGAAAAGAGACGCCATTCTTCACATACACTACAACCAATGTACGATTGATTCTTTACATGAAAATTGGAAGAATAACATCTTCTCAACATCTGTTTCCATTTACGATAATATAAACAATTCATCACTACATAATCGGCGTCGTTGATACCAACACCATACACAATTCCTTTCTTTTTCATAACAGTTTTTGAGAACATTATAGCATAAAAAAGAGGGGATAATCAGTCCCCTCTCAATGTGTCAAAACATCAATCATAAGCAGTTTTATGTCATACTCAGGACAAGAACATTTTATATCAAACAAGAGATGCAGGTGAACCACAAGAACGATAGAAATCTATCATTCGATTTGCTTCATCAAGTGTAGAGAATGTTTGTGTTCTCCACTGTTGTTGATACGGTGTGAAGTAGCGAATCGTGAACATCATTCAATCAGGCAAAGTTAAATGCAGTTTCAATCAACTTTTGACGCAGTTGTTCTACATCATGTTCTACCATTTCAGACACTTCGTTGAGATCTTCATGGAAGTCAATCAGTGACAGAAATACAGACAACTCTTGTGAAGTGAACATTTCAGTTACCGAAGAAAGAATCGAACTCATCAGCAACAAAATCAATCAATTCATCAGTTGCATTAACATCAAACACTTCACAAACCCAATCAACAGTATCATTCAAATCAGTGTGATTGTTGCACATGAAGTCACGCAATGCAGGAGCAATTTGTGATTCGAAGTCCATGTCGGTTTTGTTGTTTTCGACTTTTATAGAATACATGATTTTGGATGCTGTGCTCTTTTATTGTGACAGTTTTACGAGTGGCACATGCTGTTAGTTTCGACGTGAAAGTTCTGCAATAAGTTGATTCAAATACTCATCACCTTCTGGTGTCTTTAATAGTGCTGCATCTGCAATCTCAAAGGATAAATCAGAATCATCAAGTTCAGTCAATTCTTCTACAGAATAGAAACCATAATCAGTCATCATTTTTCTCCACGTCTTTTGTCACTTGAGTGAGAACTTTTGCAGTGAACTTTTCAAGGATTGGTTCATCATCCTCTGTATAGAGTTTGTCACACCAATCATTGAACAATCCCTCATTCAGATAAGACAAATCATCAAGTTGTTGTTCAATACAACGAATCAGTTGTTCTTGAGTTTTAGTCACAATTCAATCTCCAAACAGTTGTGCATTTTCTTCTGGTGTGATGTTTGTAACTTCACTCTCCAGAATCTCAATCTTGAACATATCAAGCAACTGATAAAGTGCTTGTTCAAGCATTAATGGATTGACGGAATCTTTGTCAACAGTGATAGAAATGGTTGAGGTGTTCATGATTCTGGTTCGATGAAATTAGCAACAGTGTGAAGAACTTGTGCTGTTGAATAACGAACAGCAGGAGAAACAACTAAACAAACAACAAACACAAGTGCAAAGACTTTCATTTGTTTATACTTCATCGAATCCAAGTTGTTGACATTGTGTGACGCATGTTGTGCCCAAGAAACTTAGCACCCCATTCATCAAATCGAAACCAGGATTGTAGATTAAACAAACCAGGAACTTCGTTACACTCTTTCAGTGCTTTCTTGGGCATCCAGAGTGTATGATGTGTGTTGAATACTGATCGAAACTGAATTGCTTTTTCAGTCTCTTTAATGATCTCAACATCGAGAACATTAAAGTGGTGACGACGACCCAGATTGATGAGAATGTGTGTGTCAGTCATGGGTGAAATCCCTTGAACTTCTATACAATACATCAATTCGGGCACCGTGCTTATTTACTGTGCCACCTCTTCAACTGTCCACATTCTTTACTTCTTCCACCAATTCTTGCAACTCATCATCTTCATAATAGTGCGACAGTTCTTCCATCAATTCACTCTCATTATAGTCGTTCATGTTATCAACAATCGTGTCAATGGCAAAAGCACACAAATCGCGCATGTCCATGTTATCAACAACTCGCGCTGCGTAGAGTTGAGTCAGTTTGTAGATTTGATCTTGAGTAAGTGTCATTTTGCTTGTTGGATTAGGAAGGGAAATCATTTCAGAATGTGGCGATAATCAATCGACTTGATACACCAACCAGTTGCACATGTGATTTCTTCAACTAGATCGTCTTCATCACATGCTTCCCAGATTTGTCCTACAGTTTCATTCACGACTTCTTCCTGAAGTTGAGGGGAAAGTGTACCAAAATCATCCTCAAAATCAAACTCAATTTGTGTTACTTGAAATTGCATTTTATGCACCAATCACAGAAACTTCAATTTTTTTGATGTTTAGTCCACAGAGTTGATTGTAGACTCGTTCTTGAATCGCAGAACATTTTTCTTTTGAACGTTCATACCAAATGGTACAACAACCATCGGCAGTTTGAACATAGATTCGGATGTCTTTCATCGCTTGCAAAGAAAATAAAGAACAATGATTGAACCGATGAGTACAGTTGACATCAGCAAGCACCTGCCATCCAATTATACTCTTGCACCGAATCAATGTTATCACCAGTCAAAAGATAACCACTGGCAAGACGCTCATTCACTTCATGAATTGCATCTTTTTTGGTGATACATTTGCGAGAGATTGTATCAATACCCTTCCAAGAAAGAATCTTGAGAGTATAGTTGGAACAATCCTGAATAGGATAGAAACCTACAATCATTGTTCCATCTTTGGATTGAAGTGTTGGAAACTCAATCATGGGTGAAATCCCTTGAACTTCTTAAGAATACACGGTTTTGAGCACAGTGCTCATACCTTGTGACAGTTCTTCAAGTGTCACAACAGATGCCTGGAGACTGTATTCACGAAGTAATTGTTTATACGAACCCCATGCACTTCTTCCATGTATTGTTCATAAAGTCTTTCTTCTTGTTCTCTTGCTTCAATCTCGTGTGGTTGATACCAATACTCATACTTTTCAACTGGTTCTTTACAATAACACATTTTCCCACGACGAAGTTGCAGTGAACCCATCACCCACTGGCGAAGATGAGTCAATTCATGCAAAAGAGTTTTTATATACAACTCTTCGTCCATATGAGTATTCAATTCAATCAAAAAGTGTCGTGGACGCCTAGAATCATCATCCACGAAATCACAATACCCATAAACACCTTCTCGATTCAATCCACGATGTAAGATTTCCACCCCAATTTTGTGTCGGGGCAGAAACTTATTCATAAACCAAGAGGTAACATTCTCACAGAGGAGTTTGCGATAACCGTATCCAGAATGTTGAAAGTAAGACATTGCCCCCAGTGCAAAAACCAAATGAAAGATGAAACAAAGATGAGTTTATGTGTTGTTGTCATCGCAGATACAGATAACCACCACTCCAATCACACTTCTCAAACATCAATTCACGAGATTCAATAATCAAAACATTGTAACGCTCACCTTTTGCAGGTGCTTTGATGCTAGCAGGTTTGTAGACAGAACCAGTCTTCTTATCAATGAAAGCATGAATAGAATCACGGCGATCGCCAATGTGCATGAACACTTTATGATACTTGCTACCAGAAGAATCCAGAGAGTAGTGATAACCGTCAGGAGCATCTTGCTGGAGAGCATCACACAACATCATGCCATACTTAACAATGTTAAGTTGAATTGTGTTCTTTGCATCTTGTTGTGCAACGTAGTCAGCGAAAGCAGTAGTCATTTGCGTGAATTGCTTTGACTTTTATAGAATACACGAAAAAGGGCACAGCAACCATACACTGTGCCACTTTCTCAACTGTCACCATGTACCACGTTGGATGTGGATTTTTTTGATTTCTTGATAAATGAAACTACGAAGTTTAGGTTCGGTAGTGTTATCAAGAGCATAATACAGTCGATTCAAATACTCATCTTGTGTTGCACCAATGTTACCATTTCCACCCAATTCATTGAGTGAAGAACCTGCCTTAGATTTGGCACGTCCAAAGTTGCCAGTGATGTTACCTTGTGTGCGAAGTTTAGGACGGATCTTTGAGAGATTAGAGTAAGTCACTTGAAAATTGCGTTCACTCCTATCACTTTTGCCTTAGGATTTCGTGCAAGTGCTGTGACTCTTGCATCCTGATAGTTTGCTGCTTCTACAGTTTCGGTGAATACTTTTCCACCAACGTATAACTTAACTTCGATTTTCATAGGTAAAGTGAATTTTGTTGATACAATTCTTCCATAGACTTTACATTTTTGAATCCATTATAAGGATTCTGTTTCTTGTAAAGATTTTTTCCTACAGTATCAACCCATTGATGAAATTGCAATCTTTCGGGATGATACATTGGTAATGTAGAAATGTTTTTCATAGTGTTTGAAACTCCTGTGCTTCTTTGATGTTAGAATCGTAATACTTTCGCATGATTGTGTTAATCACAGGATACCATGGTTCATTACCACTAGGATACCCACATTCTTGTGCTTGACGTAAGAAATGCAAGATGCAGGTTTCTTCATTCTTGGTAAGATTTACGCGGTTGAGAGTGTAACCAGTAGTCATTTGATTAACCATAGGTTGAAAGATACTCCTCAAGAGTGAAGTGTTCGTCTGTGCCAGTTTCTGATACTAACTCCTCATAAGACAATCCGTTAATCATCTCCAGGTATTCTTCAGGAGTTGGATCTTCATCTGGATCGAAATCATCATGACAAAGAAACAAATACTCTTGATAAAGTGCTTCAATAAGTTGTTCTCTTGTTGGTGACATAATCAAGCAGGAAGAATACAGAAAGTGCCGCACCAATGACGAACCCAGTTAAGAGTTTCGTGGTAAGATGTGCGGGGATTGCTCATCTCCATCGTAGAACCATTGCGGGGATTGTGTGCAACAGCAACAAAGAGATTGTCACACTCTTTATCAGTGATTTGCTCAATCCACATTTGATTGACTTTACCTTCCTTCCAATCGGTGTGGTAGGAGTAGATTTCGGAAACAATCATTGATTGGTGGAATGACTCAACGAAGTCAGTATAGGGGTGTTAGAGGCGCTTCTGGAGCGCCTGGTGGACAGTTCAGTGACTGTCCCGAATCTTGTGAAGAATAATAATTTGTGCTGCTCCTAGACTATATGCTAGGAGCACTAAGATTCCAGTAATCATCACCACTCATCGCTCTCAATTACTTGCGAAAAAAGAACACCAATGTTCTTGCAGAATTGTTCTGCAACTTCTTCAAGTGTTGCGCTACGATCGTCTTCCAAATCGTTAGCATCCACGCAAAACTCTACCATGTCGAAACCATTAGGAATCCAATGAGTAGAATCAGTAGGAAGAAAGAACTCCACACCAACTTCAATGAAAGTAGGATTGGTGGTGTGTTGAATGAAGGAAACAGTCATTGGTGTTGTTTGTCTCAACATCAATACAATACACGGTTTTGAGCACTGTGCTCATACCGTGTGCCAGTTATTTGACTGTCACATTATGACTGTGGATGTCTAATATGTGTGTCAGATGTTGAGAAATCTCTTTTCTTACCTTTATTTGCTTGGAATCCGTGAGATTTGTAGAACTTTGCTAGTTTTTCTTTCTTTCCAGGATCAGGATCTTGATTTAATGTAATTTTCTTACCAGTTTTGTCTGCATACTTGCTTAATCCTTTCATCACTCTGGTTCCTATACCTTTTCCCTGTTTATCGGGAGGAACCCATAACTGATTCACACGAATGTTACCAGTCTTTTCACTATGAGAAGTGTCAACATTTACACCACGGTGTTTTCTACCATATGCTTTTGCTATTTTATTCAAAACCTCTTTGGGTGGTTTTGCTTCTTTTGCTTCTGCAATGAACTGCGTAAATGTTTTCATTTATTTCATGCCTTTTGCCTTTTTAACGATTGCAACACGTTCTTGTCCAGTTCTTCCTTGAAACTGTGGTTGATTTAACTTACCTTTGCGAATGTCTTTTGCATCCTTATTCATCTCATCTCTGTCTCTGTGTGCTGCTCTTCTAGAAATATCTCCAGTATGAAGAGAAGAATTTGGAATTGCTACTCCTGCATAACCTTGTCTTGCAGTTCTTACTTGTCTTTTTTGTGCAACAGAAAGTCCAGCATCTGATTTTGCCTCATCAATTTCATGTTCTTCTTTATTCAAATGTGATGCCGCTCTGTAACCAGAATGTCCTGCTAGATAATTCTGCCATGCTTTTGTATTTGCTTTTCTATCAGAAGCAGTTACAATCATTCTAGTATCTTTTGGTTCTTTCTTTTCACCACCATAAACTACTGCTTCAGCAATCGCAATGAACTCTCCAAAAGTTCTTGCTTTTGTTTGATACTTTGCCATTTTACAAATACTTTTTTAGATATTTATCAACTCCATTGTTTAGAGAGAACAAAGTTTTGATGAGAAAACTCCTCACGATTCACAATCTTGTAACTTCCAAACTCATTGTGCATCACAAAACCTTCATGATCGCTAATTCTCCCAGCAATTTCGCATTGAATGTCAGTGTCAGATTCAATGTAGAAAAACATGTCCATCTTGATAGACTCAATCAGTTTCCACAATCGCAGCAGGTTAATGTCAACATCATAATTTTCTGCAATTTCATGCTCATCTACTTCCTTACCCTCGCGGATGTAGGAATTGATGACTTTTTTGAGTTCTTTTGCTTGCTTATCATTCACGAAGGTACAAAGAGTGCTCATTTGTTTAGCAAACTTGCAGAAATCATGAATGTCATCACGATGGGGACAGATTTCTGCTTCAGGTTGCACCCACTTGACATCTAGAGTATCAACAAACTTTTTAGTCAGAGGTTGTGCAACAGCAAACCTCAGAATGTTTTTGTGGATTTTATGCAATTCTTTTGCGTTCTTTTGTTGCCATTCAGTCAATGTATAGTAAGTATGAGGAGCAACAACAATCTGTTGAGTTACCTTCTCCGAGAACCTGTAAGTAATCGTATTGGGGCGAAAAGTATCCACACCACCAAACCCAATAAAATCACCTTGAACAATCCCGTTTGTACGAGGAAGATAATCCAAGGCAGCGTGAAGAATGTCAGCAACATTGCCAACATGATTATTGTCAATGTCGCTATGCGTTTCATTGATTTTGATTTTTACTTTGTTGAAGACACTTTTAGTGCCGACGAAGAAATTACCAGTTGCGGGATTTGTACCCCATACAATCGCAGGAGCACCATCAATTTTCACACTGACATGAGAATCAGCAGTGAACCAATCAAGAACAGAAAGATTGCCCGTCAGGATAGAATCTTCGGGATGTTCGATGTGCTTGTTTTGCATTGGTGTTTCAGTCACAGGTTCATCATAAAGCAAAAAAGGGAACGTGGAGGTTCCCTTGTGACAGTTCTTTAATTGTCCTCTTTCAGTTTGTCTTGAGCAGATTTGCTTACTTTACA